TCAAGACAGATTCGAAAGGTCAAAAACAAGCAGTCTATAAAGCACCACCTGCTCCTGGAACTGGATCTAAAAATCCACTTGAAAATGTTGGAAGAGCATTATTTGCTGGTGCATACAAGAAATCTGATGCTGCGAATGCTGCTAAGAAACTTGCTACCGCAAGACAATCAGATGCTGCTCGTAATAAGGCACTTGGAGTAAAGGCACTTCCTGGCAAATAGTATCATAATAAAAATATTTTGTGGGAGAGGTCTTGACACTCTCCCTTTTTTTATGTAGAATACTGTGAGAAAACTATGACCTATGGACAAAGAAAAACTTAAACTTATTGTTCGGAATATGGAACTTCTTGTAGATTCTCTGAAAACAGAAATCTATTCTGATGTTCATAAACATAAGTTTGACAATATCGGAACAATACAATTAGATTACGATGAAATCTTTGAGGAACAATATGACTAGTAGAGCAAAAAAACTGATTAAACTTTTAGAACGATTGATCAAACAAGATCATTTATATTCTAATGAGCAACTTAAAGAGATGAAATTGCAATTGAAAGTTGCCAAAGAAGAAATGGTAAAAATTGAAACACAATACTCAAAAGGATTTGGTAAAAAATGAAACCAATTAAAGCAAAAGATCTTTTAGAACTTGATCGTCATATGCAAGTTGTGATGTTGAGGCAAACACAACTTCCTCAAACTCTTGTATGGCAGGGAGGTAAGAATGATTATTCTGAGGAACCAATCCACACTAAATTTCCACCAAATGAAAAAGAATGCGGTAAATGGGTTATTGAGCAACTACTTGCAAATGAGCGTGGGCACTGGGGTCCTTTAGAGCATCCTGCGATTGCTATGGACTGTGTTGGATTTGTTCATAATGTAATGGTTCAGGCACGAACTCATCGTGTTGGAGTATCATTTGATGTTCAATCTCAGCGTTATACTGGTCGTCGTGTATTGAAAGTTGCAAGCGGAGATCTTAGTCCTCAAGAAGTTTTCTATGTGCGTCCAGAAGGTCTCTATTTGGACCGTAAAGGGCACAAGTATGAATGGACGAGGGAAGATTACGAAAGGCAGTTAAAGTTCTGTCTAGCGGCGTCTGAGAGGTATGCAGAGGGTTATAATACTCGTGGTATGGCTGAGGAACATCTTCGTGATTATCTTCCACAAAATATTCGTCAGAACTTTGTAGTTTCATTCTCTCTTCGTGCTGCTCTACACTTTCTCGATCTTCGTGCAAAGTTGGATGCACAGGTAGAAATCCAGGCTCTCTGTGAGGGAATGGTTCCTATAATGAAATTGTGGGTGCCTGAGATATTCAGTTATTATGAGGAGAAGCGTCTTCATAAGGCACGGTTAAGTCCCTGATCTAAATAAAAATACTTATCATTATAAAAAATGGCAATATATCCAATTATTCATAAGGAGACTGGCGAGACTAAAGTGGTTGAAATGAGTGTTCACGATATCACACAGTGGTATAAGGACAATCCCGAATGGTCAAGAGATTGGTCTCAAGGATGTGCGACACCAGGAGAAGTTGGTGATTGGAAAAATAAACTTGTCGCAAGAAATCCTGGATGGAACGACATTCTCGGAAAAGCATCAAAAGCACCCGGATCAAGAGTAAAAAAAATCTAAACCAAACATATGGCAAGACGCAGAAAAAATGGAAGTGATCAACCATCTGATGTTGGTCTCACAACTCGTCAAACAAAAAGAAAAAAACCTTTAAATGGTGAATATCTTGTAAATATTGATCCACTTACTGATAATCAAAAAAAACTTTTTGAATCCTATGCAAATCAAAAACATCTTGTCGCTTATGGTTGCGCTGGAACTGGCAAAACTTTTATTACTCTCTATAATGCTTTAAGAGAAGTTTTGGATGAAAAAACACCTTATGAGAAAATCTATCTGGTTCGTTCTTTAGTTGCTACCAGAGAAATTGGATTTCTTCCAGGATCTTATGATGATAAGTCAGACATTTACCAAATTCCTTATAAGAATATGGTGAAGTATATGTTTCAGATGCCTTCTGATGTTGATTTTGAGATGCTCTATGGTAATCTCAAGTCACAAGAAACCATTAAGTTTTGGAGCACTTCATTCTTAAGAGGCACTACACTTGATAATTCAATTATTATTGTAGATGAGTTTCAGAATATGTCATATCACGAACTTGATTCTATTATCACTCGTGTTGGTGAAAACTCCAAGATTATGTTCTGTGGAGATGCTTCTCAATCAGATTTACTGAAAACAAATGAGCGTAACGGAATTATCGATTTTATGACGGTATTGCGTAAAATGCCTTCTTTTGATATAATTGAGTTTGGTGTCAATGATATTGTTCGTTCTGGACTTGTCAAAGAATATATTATCGCGAAACTAGAAGCAGGTTTTTAATGTTTGATCATATTGATATTGAACTTCCACGACTCGAAAGAGAAACTGTGGACGGTGTGAGATATTATAGCGTCCCTGATGGAGATGAGTTGATAAAACTAGTCTCCATCACTTCCATTACCAGTTACTTTAATCGTGAAATCTTCATTAACTGGCGCAAAAAGGTCGGTGAAGCAGAAGCGGAGAAGATCACTAAAGCGGCTACTTCTCGCGGCACGGATATGCATACTCTTGTGGAGAACTACCTTTACAATAAAGATTTACCGCCAGTTCCGCCTCTTCCGGATTTTCTTTTTAAAATTTCAAAGACAGAACTTAAGAAAATAAATAATATTCACTGTTTAGAAGGTCCTTTGTATAGTAAGCAACTTGGCGTAGCAGGTACAACGGATTGTATTGCAGAACACGATGGCGAACTTTCGGTAATAGACTTTAAGACTTCTAAAAAACCAAAACCAAGAGATTGGATTGAGAACTATTTTGTTCAAGCGATGTTTTATGGTATGGCGTATTATGAGATGACTGGAACTCCCATCAAAAAACTGGTAATCATTATGGCGTGTGAGAATGGAGAGTGTGTTCTATATGAGGAGAGAGACCTTAAAAAATATATGAAGTTGGTAGTTAAATACATTAAAAAGTTTGTGAATGATAAACTTGAATTGATATCCAGTTGACTAATTGATTATTTTATCTTATAATACATATTATTAACTGCTAAACTATGGCAAATATATTAGAAAGTCTTTTGGAATTTAAAATAGAATATATGGAACCAAATACCGAACTCGAAAGAGTACTAGAAAGTAAATTTCTTACCCCATCAAAGTTTGCTCTAGAAATAGAAAAGATTGTGATTGATGAGGGTTTTAATTATATTGATAGTATTGTGCATTATTGTGAAGTCAATAGTATTGAAGTCGATTCAATTGCTAAATTAATATCAAAACCTTTGAAAGAAAAACTCAAGAATGATGCAACAAATCTAAACTTTATGAAAAGAACTTCGAAAGCGAAATTGCCTCTGTGACTCCATTCGACATTTATATCAAGTATCTTGCTCTGAAAAAGCATTTTACGGATAAAAAATATGATTATTTTAAGTACAGTGGAAAAACCAGAGCAAGTATCGAATCCTTTAATAAACGTAAGGACCGATACTTTTTTGAGAAAACATCAAGGAAACTCAACGACAAAGAAGTTGTTGAGTTTTTTGTTTCTAATTTTATCACCGCGAATGATCCTTCCACTATATGGATTGGAGAACTAGTTAATAACGGAGAAACTAATTATAAGGAATGGACAAAACGACAACAGAGTTTAACCTACTTACTGAAGGAACAATCAGAAGAATTATTCTCGAACAACAAATTAGAAGATGTTTTCAATTGTTCGAAAGGGCACCCGATCCTATTAAAAAAATTTATGGGCGGATATCTCTCCATCGAAACTCTGGTAATCTATGATAGAATATTCCAGTACGGAAAAAACTTTGATAAGAATCTTCTTGATCCTATATGGGAAACCGTAAGCTTAAAAATTCTGAAATACAATCCCTTTCTAAATACGGATATGTTTCACTGTAAAAAACTTCTTCGGAGTATTATAAATGAGTAACTTTTTTGATTCTGAAATCATTCAAGAAGAACTTCAAGAAATTAATAAACTTCAAGAAGAAATTTATGGAAGTGTTCTTTCTTTTGGATATATGTCAAAAGAAGATAAATTGGAACATATTGATAAGATGACTCAATTGCTGGATAAGCAACGTATAATGTATACAAGACTTTCTTTGTCTGATGATCCAAAAGCAGTTGAGATGAAAGAAAATCTTCGTCGTTCTGTTTCTATGATGGGATTCCCTCCAGAAACCGATATGAATGTTTTATTTAATAGTATGAATAAGACAATCAAATCACTCAAAAATTACCTTTGACTTTTTGAGTTTTCTTTGCTATGATAATCAAGTAAATCCTCCGTATCCAAACTATCCTAAAAATCCTATGTCTTTCCAAAATCTCAAAAAGCAATCTAAACTTGGTTCTCTCACCGAAAAGTTGGTGAAAGAAGTTGAGAAGATGAATAACTCTTCGAGTAGCAAAGATGAGCGTCTGTGGTCTTTGACTGTTGATAAATCACAAAATGGTTATGCCGTAATTCGTTTTCTTCCTGCTCCAGATGGTGAAGATCTTCCGTTTGTGAAACTTTATGGTCACGCTTTTCAAGGTACTGGTGGTTGGTTGATCGACTCTTGCCTGACTACTCTCAATCAGAAATGCCCTGTCTGTGAGCATAACTCTGGTTTGTGGAACTCTGGTATGGATTCCAATAAAGAAGTTGCCCGTAAGCAGAAACGCAAACTGACTTATATGAGCAATATCTATGTTGTGAAAGATCCTGCAAATCCTGATAACGAAGGTAAAGTCTTTCTCTTCAAGTATGGTAAGAAAATCTTTGATAAACTGACTACTGCGATGCAACCAGAGTTTGAAGATGAAACTCCGATTGATCCGTTTGATTTCTGGAGTGGTGCTAACTTTAAACTGAAAGCAAAGAATGTTGCTGGTTATCGTAATTATGATTCCAGTGAGTTTTCTTCCACCAGTGCTCTTCTGGATGATGACGACGAAATGGAAGCAATCTGGAAGAAGCAATATTCTCTTGCAGAATTCCTTTCTCCTGATCAATTCAAGTCTTATGATGAAATGAAAGCACGACTTGATGCTGTTCTGGGTCTGAAAGGTGGTTCTCGTCGTATGGATGAGGAAGTCGAAGAAGAAGAATCTGGTCGCGGTTCTGTTCGTGATCTTGAGGATAATCTTCGTAATGAACTCTCAAATCTTTCTTCAAGTAAGTCAAGTTCTTCTTCTTATGACGACGAAGATTCTGATGATGAAACTTTGTCCTATTTCCAAAAATTAGCTTCGGATTGATAAAATTATGGAGACTTTATATTAACATTCTCTGTTCTTATAAGTTTCTTATTTACATATTGTGAAGACTTTTCATAATACATAACCTTACGAAGATCATTTACATACTGTTGCAGATATCCTGACTTCAGTAAGTAAATTGATCTTTTTTTATTATTTTCAATAACTTCATATTCATAATTAGTAATTCCTGCAACTGGATTTAAAGTTATTAAAGAATTTGATGGATTTGGAATTGTAAAGTTAGAATCTACTACCTTTCCTCTTGGTAAGATAAGTCTTCCTTGAGAATCTTTGACTTCTGTAGTCTCATAAAATTTAATTTCTGTAAGACCGGCAATACCATATTTGTTTTCTGAAAATCTGTAAATATCACGATCAGATAATGGCCACTGATCTCTTACATTTATAATTCCAGATGAAAGTAAAACCACCCAATCATACTCTGAAGAACCATAGAGTTCTTCTGCTACTGTATCTGGTCTCGCACCATCTGGAATTTCATACTTATTAAAAAGAGTAAAGACATTTTGAAGATCATCACGAAGTTTTACTCTACGAAATAGATTTTTAACTCTTACATAATCAAGTGAAGAGTTTTTTCCTGGAATTGGAGATAAGTATTCTAAATCTGGTAGTTCTCTAAAATATGTCATTTTAGACAAGTAGGTCTTTTGGGTATTTAGATATAATAAATGAATAAAATAAATTTAGGAGACAATAGTACCATATTTTTTTATATGATAGTAAGATTTGTTAGTAAAGTGCTTTATCCCAACCTGAAAAGAACCACCAACTCAGGCACTTTTATTTATTGATTAAATTAAAAGGAATTAGTATCCTACTCCGTCTTTACCAATTCCATCATCATAATCTTCTTCGTAGATTGGATTCAACTCCTTGAATGATAAAGACATTACCATATTTACTGGTGTAGCATCTGGATAAGTTGCATAAGATCCTCCACCAGCATAATCTACAGACATTCCTGTAAGAGCACAGGGTTTAAATCTATTCAGAAATGGATGATCTTTTCCTCCGCTCTTGTAACTAATCTCAAATACATCAGGAGCACTTACAAATAGACCGACTCCTGGAGCATCACTTGCTGATCTTGTTTTTGCAGCCATTGCTCTTTTTAATGTGCGAATGATTTCTTTAATAACTCCAGACTCTTTCGAATCTCTAGGTGATAGATCATATTGAAAATCAAAACCTCTTAAATTAACTCCACTAAAAAGTAGTTCTAGATTAGGATTCAATACCTGCCCAGTAGTTCTAGATAACAGACTTGTAGCACTTACATTACTTCCTAAAGAGTTTAATAAATTAGATACAATGTATGAAGTAACTGCACTTTGTGCATTTCCGGAAACAAGTCCTGCTTGTCCAGCTGAAATGGCGTTTTGAATTTCTTTTCCTGCTGCACTAAAAAGATTTTGACTTTGAACTGTATTTGTTAATCCTTCTGCACCATAAGCTTCTAATGAATTTAATGATCCATCTCCCCAATTTACCTGATTTGTATCTGCAGGTAGATTTTTAGGCATCGGCAATATAATAGTCTGTAATATTGTTCTAAAGTCTTGATTTCGAATAGTTTCTGTTGCCGTTCTAACTTTAAAGTTATTTGCTCCTGTCTCAATCCCTTTTCTTGTGTATCTTATAACCTTTATCATCATATAATCATCTGCTTGTTCCAACTTTGCTTGTGGATACTTTAAGATTTTTGCTTTATTTGCTTTTGGATTTGGTGTGGAAGGTTTTGTTCCAAGTGCTCCCGCACCACTCAACGATGAAGATGCATTTGCTAAAGATGCATTTTGTAAATATGAAGATGCTGCACTTTGCATCTGTGGATTTGTAAATGCAGTCGAAAAATCGGACATCTATTTTTTCTAACTATTTATTCGTATTCTTTTAAAAGGAATTGCCTGTAAGTCTTTGAGTTCTTGAGAATATACTAAATGTAAATCTCCAACAACTTCGTCCCAAGTATATTGCCTTTGTTCTCCCCAGTGAAAGTTAATACCTTTAAATCCCCAATTAAATATATTTGTTACTCCGACAAGTGGATGAGTATCATATTCAATACCAGAAGTTTTTGGAAAATATACAAAGGTATAAAACTTGCCTACAGTTGGAAATTTTTCTGTAATAGTTAATGACTCTAGTATTTTCTCCATTAAATCATCTGAAGTTTCATTTCCAACTAAAGAGTTTGTGATTGCACGAACTCTATTAATTTTAGTATCTCTAGATCTAGTAGATTTTAATGGTTTTCTGGGCATTATTTGATTCCAAGATCGTGTTCTGTGAGAATCTTAAACTCCATCATTCTGTCCTTACAATATTCTCTTGCTGCTTCCCACTTAGATTGATTTTTAACAAACTCCATCGCTTCTGCAATATATCTTCGTGTTTGTCTTTTTGGTTTGGGGGGTGGAATTGTTTGTTTAGAAGGTTTGATTTCGATTAAATATTTTTTAATATTTCCATCTGGTTGTTTAACTTTTATATAAGCATCTGGAAAATATCTTCTTACTCTATTTGTAGAACGATCCATATAAGGAATAACAATTTCCTCACTCGAATATTCTAAAATATTCTCATTCAAATCACAATAACGAAGAAACTTCAATTCCCACAAAGATCTATACACTATATTAGTTGGATCTCCATCATATTTCTCTGGAAAAGAAGGTTTAAATTTTCCTTTATAAGACATCTAAATACTTATACTACAAGAATCATAATAGGTATTTAGAGTTGGCAACCTTACGCCGAATATCAGATTTCAAACCCGTATTAACAAATTTAGCGCAGACTTCTCATTTCCAGGTTATTTTTAATGGAATGTCTGGAGAATTGAGAAACTATTTACTTTCTCGTGGAGTTGATTCGAGATTTATTGGAGAAACCGCTGGACTTTTATGTTATTCTGCATCCTTACCAGGAAGTTCTTATGCAGATAATCAAGTTGTAGGAAATTTTACTGGTGTTGTTGAGAACTTTGCTCATACTCGCCAATTTACTCCAATTGATTTAGAGTTTTATGTTGATCGTGATTATAAGACGGTTAAATTTTTAGAACACTGGATGGAATTTATTGGAAGTGGATCATATGCGAATCAAAATAATTCTGGATATTTTTTCCGAATGCAATATCCAAACACTTATAAATCAAATCAAACTAAAATTTTAAAGTTTGATCGTGATTATAGTGCTGAAATAGAATATAATTTCTTTGGATTATATCCATATTCTATGAGTAATATTGCTGTTAGTTATGAAAACTCTAGTATATTAAAAGCGAGTGCAACTTT